GGAGCGGATTCGTTGTCAGAGCCATTGATGTTGATTCTCGCCTGGATTCATCCGAAGGGATCTCAATATATCTGGCTGACCAGATCAGAAAATGTGCGAAAACCGATAAGCGTATATCTTACGTAATCCATAATGGCATGATTGCTAGCAGGATACTTAATTTTAAGTGGCGTAAGTACAAGGGTTTTAATAAGCACACAAAGCACATCCATATCAGCTTTACTAAGGCAGGCGACAAAGACGGCAGAGAGTTTGACATACCACTACTAGGGGGCAAAATATGAAAATATCAGAAAAACAAAAGGCAGTACTAAAATCCTATTTTAGAGGGGTTCTAGTATCTTTCTTAACTTTTTTAGCAAGTAATGAACTTGGATTAGATCCAGTTGTATCAGTGGTAGTAGCAGCACTTGCAGGACCAGCAGCTAGGGCTTTAGATAAATCCGATACAGCTTATGGCATCGGTGCAGATGAAGCATGAGTCCAGCAGAGTGGGCTGGCTTTGGCGCTGGTATTTGCGCAGTGCTGAGCGCAGGGCTAATCGGATTACGTTTTATCGTTAAAGGTTGGCTAAGCGAACTTAAGCCCAATTCTGGCAGCTCGTTAGCAGATGCCGTTAACCGAATAGATCAGCGCAGTTCTAGATTAGAAGAGCGTGTCGATCAACTATTCCTTATCATGAATAAGCGACAATAGCAATATGGCAACCGCACGCAAGCGTAAGAAGGTTAATAAGCGCAAGGGTAAATATACCCATGAGCAGATTAACACTAAGTTAGATACCTATGCCATCTCGTTGCGTGAGTTTTATTTAAGCCTAAGACGTGCAGGATTCCCAGTAGATCAAGCTCTAGGGATGTGCGATAAAAACGTATTCCCAGACTGGCTAACACCATCTAGTCCAGACTTTGATCCAGTTAATCCAGACCATGATCCCTACGAAGACGAGGACTAATTGCGCAAAATTGCGTTCGTGTCAGATCTGCAAGTACCTTTTTTTAATGAAGCAAGTGTCAAATCAGTAGGCCGTTTTTTAGCCAAGTGGCGGCCTCATAGAACTATCTGCATTGGTGATGAAATTGATCTACCACAGCTAGGCGGTTTTAATGCTGGCACTATTGATGAGATGGTGGGCAATATAAACGATGATAGAAAACAAACACAAGAAGTATTAAGTTACTTAGGGGTAACAGATGTACTGGGGAGTAATCATGGAATCAGACTTTACCGATCAATTAAAAAAAGACTCCCATCATTTCTCAACTTACCCGAAATGCAGTATGAGCGTTTTATGGGATATGACAAGCTCCAGATTAAATTCCACCCCTATGGGCTCGATTGGGCACCAGGCTGGACAGCCGTTCATGGTGACTCTTTCCCTCTTAGCCAAGTACCTGGGCAAACAGCCTTAAATGGGGCTAGAAGGCTTGGTAAGAGCGTGGTGTGTGGGCATACCCATAGATTAGGCCAGTCGGCCTTTACAGAGGCATCTAGAGGCCAATTAGGGCGTACTGTATGGGGTATTGAGGTTGGCAATTTAGTAGATTTAAGCAGTTCAGGCATGGCGTATACAAGGGGCTATGCAAACTGGCAGCAAGGCTTTGCGGTGGCCTATGTGCACGAGCGTAAAGTCCAGGTAATTACAGTACCTATAAATTCAGATGGCAGCTTTATATTTGAGGGCAAACTATACAAATAACGTTATCAAATCGTTATCAAATATAGCCGCTAAATCATCCACAAAGTCGTACACAGGTGCCACACTATTTCCATGCCACAAAGCGTGAGCATAGAAAGTAGGGCTACATGTACACAGAGTTAAAAGACTTTGGGTATTTAATGATGTGGGGCGTAGTGATTATGTCTGCATTAACCTGGGTTGCATATTTGATTTATAGCTGGATACACGATAGGGGCTACCAAGCGGGTTACTGGAGTGGTAGATCAGCTGGTTGGAAAGCCTCAATAGATCATAATCGCAAAATTGAAAAAATGAGATCTAGAGCTGTATTTGATTATGACAAACACTGAGAAACTATTTAGCCATGTTACAGACACTATCCACGAAAGAGGTGCGAAGTACGGCCATCCGTATCCACAGCATAAAAGGATCGGTGAATTGTGGAGTGCCTACCTTGGCTATCCAATTACAGCTAACCAAGTCGCTATGTGTATGGCGATGGTCAAAATCAGCCGAAGCGTGGAAAGTCCACAGTACCAAGACAACTACGCAGATGCGCTGGGTTATATTGCAATATCCAAAACATGCCACGATGCATTAACGGATGAAGGATTGGACTGGGTGGACTAATGGCATTTAACTTAGATGATTATGAAACAGTTGAAGAACGATTAGAAAAATGGTGGAAAGATAATGAAGATGGATCTATTCAAACAGAACTTATTAATCGCCCAAATTCTAATCCAGATGAATTTGTGTTTGTGGCTCGCTTATACAGAACTACGGCTGATGCGATTCCAGTTGCGACTGGTTGGGCATCGGAGATCCGCACTACTTCGAGTTTCAATAAGTTTGCTTGTGAGCTTGCAGAAAGCAGCGCAATTGGTAGGGCTTTGGCAAATTACATCTATTCGAAAAAAGGTGCAAGACCTAGCCGAACAGAAATGCAACGAGTTGCTAATACTTCAAGTGGAGCAGTTTTTACAGTCGAAAACAAATTAGAAGACCCAGTGCAGTGGACTACTACTGATTGGGTTGCAGCTGTGCCAGATACACCTAAGCCACCAGTAGATTGCTGCTCTCATGGCATGGCACTTAAGCAAGGTGTTAGCAAGACAACCAAGAAGCCATTTTATGGCTACGTATGCCTGGGTAATATCAAAGAGCATGCAAAATGGGCATCTCAGACCAGCACAGGCGCTTGGTACTTCAAGGATAAGGAGTAGATATGGGCTATGTCGCTATTATTAACGGCAGTGGAGTCACTGTTGAAATAGATGATAGTGGTGTGCATTTAGTTAAGTCTGTTATCACATGCGAGATGTGTGGCGATGATAGGGTTTTCAAAGATGGCACATGCTTTCGATGCCACGAATTGATAGCTCGTGACTAAATTCAAATGTAATGGGTGTAGTCGTGATACTGAGTTCTTGTGGTTAGACCAGACAGATATGCCAGATGGGTTCAAATTATACCAATGCATGGACTGCGGGGCTGTGGGATGCAAGAACATAGCTGAGCAGAAAGATGCACCGAAAGATAGCAAGGTAAGCAGATGTAATAGCTGTGGGGCTTGGCAGTTTGACACACTGCCTTGCCACACTTGCCTATTGATTGGAGAATATGATGCCAACGTATGAATATAGCTGTAATGAGTGTGGTACTTATGGATCAGTACATCGCACATATAAAGAGGATGATGGCGGGATGCTTTGCCCTAAATGTGGGCTAGATATGGCACGTATGTATTCAGCACCTGGCATAATCTTAAAGGGTAATGGATGGGGTTCTAAACCTTGATTAAACCATTTAGCTTAGAGCTATACGCTGACAATGATAATGCTAAAGAGTTGGTGATTAAATGGCTAGAAAGTAAGGGCTGCACAGCCTGGGTAAATCCTGACCAATATGGCATAGATCTATTGTTTAAGAATCCAGAGGGTGATTATTACAGCTGTGAAGTTGAGGTAAAGCATAATTGGAAAGGGGCTAAATTCCCTTTTAAGACTATGCATATACCAGCTCGTAAGCTCAAATTCGCCACAGATAATTCTATATTTGTCATATTAAATAGCGAGCGCTCGCATCTAATTATGTTACATGGTGATGACCTACGTAAAGCACCTATTGTGCGTAAGGATACAATTTATACCGAGGGCGAGTACTTTATAGAGATAGAGGTAAATAATGAGTGAGGCTGGCTATGACTGTACTTGGATCGATCAATATGAATTTGTGCCATTCTTCGCCACGCCGTCTGACCTGCGGTTATCTTACAAGAATTAGAAATATCCTTGACATGTGTGATACCCTAAAAAAGCGTTCGATCCTAAATCGAAAAGCTGAGTCGCTAACGGCTAGACTCGGAAGGCGCAGAGTTTGGGCGACCTTTATGCTAATTGCATTTAGTCTTTGCTTTTCAAAAGATTATTCCGTTGCATTACAAGCTAATAAGCCTAAAGAATATAAAGTCAATACCTTAAAGCAAATTACATTTCATAAGATGAACTACAACTTTGAACAATTCTATTGTGTAGATGAATTAATACACTTAGAAAGCCGTTGGAATCATAAAGCTAAGAACCCTAACTCAAGTGCGTTTGGTCTATTCCAAATACTCAAATCTAAAGAGAAGGATCCTGTTAAACAGATAGACTTAGGACTTAGATATCTAGATAGACGCTATGATGGATGTGCATGTAGAGCGCTCGCTCATCATAAAGCTAAGGGATGGTATTGAGTAAAAGAGCTATAGGTAGTGGCAAGTGGCAGAAGCTGCGCATACAGATACTTGATCGTGATGGTTGGGTGTGTGTGGTGTGTAACAAACCAGCTCATACTGTGGATCATATAGTGCCTCGTGTAAGAGGGGGGTCCATGTGGGAACCATCCAATTTACAATCAATGTGCAAGTCATGTAATAGCGCTAAAGGTGGTCGTTTTTTTAATAGCATGCCGAC